CCTCCAGGTTCTATTTCTACTAAATCTGATTTTGTTGGGGTACCCGGAACTATATATCCTTGTCCTTTTTTAGGAGTGTATTGAGGTTGAAATCCTTCTTTACCTCCCCCACTTATCCCAACAACTGCAGGGTCATTATTTTCTAAATCTAAATTACCATCAAATGCATCCGTAAGAGTTGCAATGGTTGGATCTGTGGTAGGATATAATTTACCTCCTGTTTTACTACCTTGCTCACTATTTCTAAATTCATTAGCATTTGGTCCCCAGTTTTGCACAAAAGTTGAATTTCTTCCATTTGTTTTAGGGAAAAATGTTTTAGGGTCAGTTTCAATATCTAATTGATCAGGACCATCAAAAGCAGCATCATCAAGTAAACCACTATGGGCTGGACTATTAATGAATTCATCTGTAGGTGTATAATTTTGATTATGGTTATATAATGGAACATTTATAGGACCATTATTTTCTAAATCTAAACCTTCAATTCCATCAAACCCTTCATCTTTTAATAAACCTGTACTTTTATCCCCTTCAGGGCTATCTCTAAATTTGTTTTGAGGAGTATAAGTTTGTTGATGTCCATAATTACTAGCATTAATAGGACCACCAGATGGTGCTTCATCTTCTAAGTCTAAATTTGTTTTATCAAAGCTATGTAATAATTCTATGAATGGCATATTTTTTATTTAATTATAAATATTAAAAATTAATAAGATACTACGCGTCCTTTAATGTCTTGGTCAGGATTTTTTACTTCAAATATTGATGGGTCAATAGAGGGGTAAAGTACACCATCTATTGTAGCACCCTCAATATCATAACCATATTCAGAATATCCATTATCTACACCACTAAGATTATTAAAATATATATTTTTAATTGTTTGTACACCCTCTATTTGGTCTAGAAGAGCATAAATATCTCTAAATATAATTGGTTGGTTTATTTGCCATCTATTAATGTTGAAAAATCCTCTTAAAGCACTTATACATTGTAATATTACTTCATTACTATTATAGTTAGGTAATACAATAATTTCAAAATTTACACCAATATTAATTATATATCCATTTTTTATTGTAACCGCATCATTAATCATGCGATATTGGGAAAGGTATGTCTTTAAATTATTTTTAAGAGCTTCTGAAGGGGTTTGTAATTTTTTAAATCTATCATAAGATAAACAATATAAATCTAGGGCTGCAATTTTTTCTTCTGATGTTGTGTCATTTGACAGTTTAGGTGTTGCATATACTTTAGCAATTGAACCATATTTAGAGGGTAAACTTAAAGCTCTAACTAAATAATCATCCTGAGTAACTGTTCTTGCTTGTGAATTAAACTGAGCCATTGCATTTTGTCTAATTTCTTCTATTGAATCACCATCTCCACCCCCATCAGCGGCTATTGGGTTGTTAATTTGGAGAGAATCAAAAACATACTGAGCTGTAACTGCATTTAAATTTGGATTAACAAAAGTAAATTGATCGGATTGTAATTGATTAATTAAATTAGATTGAATATTAGATTGAACTCCTCCACCAGTTAAATATCTAATAGTTAAAGTTGTGTTAGCTGGTGATATACCATAGCTATCTGTAAATAAGAAATTTGATGGTGAAAATGAAGTTGTTAATTTATTTTCTTCAAATGGTAAACCTAAACCAACATTATCAGGATTAGGTACAATTGCTTCATCATTGTTAGCAACAACTCCAGAACCAAATTGTAGTTGTAATGTTGTTGGGCTTAAAAAACGAGTTGCAAATCTTCTATCTGCTTGTTTTAGTCTAAGTAAGTATGGAGCATCTGTAGAATCATCTGAAAAATTAGGATCATTTGTATTAGTATTTCTAATAGGATCAAACACAACATCTTGTGCTAAATAATCCACTTCATACCAAACATTACCATCAGAATCTATACAATCTAAAATACTAACGATACTTGAATCATTAATTTCTACTGTTTGGAATTGTTGAGGAGTGCCAAATGTAAATGATTTGGAAGAAATTGTAGAAGAAACACCTGATCGTGTTTTCTTTAAAAGGAAATATTCTGGTTTGTTATTGCTTACACTATACACAGTAACATCTGTAGGGTCTGTAGAACTTGAAAAACTAAAATCTACATCAGTATTTATTAAAAATGGAGAAATAGTTTGTAATTCTGAACCTACTTGGGCACCTGCTGGTAGCTGTAAAGCATATGAGAAATCAGGTATATAAACTGATCCACTTAATATAGATGGTACCTGTTGATAAAAATCAACTTCTACTGTAGAAACATTAGTAACTTTAGGTTTATACCCCATCATATAAGCTAAATTAAATAAATTTGAGTCTTGACGAGCAAATTGAATAAAATTTTCTTGGATTTGGTTATCTAAATAAAATGAAAGAACATCTCCAACATATGAAGCCATTTCCATAAACATCATACCTGGAGAGGATGGTGTAAAATCTGTGTAAGTATTAGGGTAATAAGTTTTTGCGTATTCAATTAATTGTTGATTAATTGTAGCAAAATCCTTATTTAAATATTTTATATTTTTAGTTTCCATTTATTCAAATGTTAAAGTTACTTCGTCAGTTATTCCAAATGATTTTATGCTGTATGATATAGTTACAGTAATAGCATTAAGATCTTCACTTCCTACTATAATAACACTATCTAAGTTTACATTTGGAAAATTATTACTTATCTCAAATGCTATTTTTTCTTTTAAAAGATCATAGTCAGATTCAGTAGCTGCTTGAAATATGTCAGCTCTTAAATTAGCCCCAAAATTAGGCCTAAATGGTCTTTCACCTTTATTTGTTAAAAAAAAATTAATTATGTTAGATTTAGTTGCATCCTTAGTAGTATAAGTAGAAGTAAAGACACCACCAGCACTAAATGGTAAGCTAACACCTACTGCTGTTGATGGTCTTAAATCAACTGGGAATCTATTTGCTATCCTTTGTGCCATTATTTAGTGTTTAAAAGACCCATTATTTGATCCATTCCTAACTCACCTGGAGGTAGAGTACCATTTGCAGGATCTATAGGTCCTTGTGCCATAAATTTTCCAGGGGAATTTGTTGTATGTGCTTGTCCTCCACCCATCATCTCGGCCATAATATTTTTATATTCTTCTTTAGCATTAGTTTTAGGTTGAGATGATAATTGTGGAGTAGGTATCGAAATATTTTCTGATACTACAGTTTTAGGTGAACGAACAGCTTCTAAAAGAATATCTTTTAATTCTTCTTGAATAGCTTCTTTAACAGCTTCCTTTATCATTTTTTTAAGTTCTGTAGACTTCATTGTATTTTTGATTATAAATATTAATTTTTTAACTTATTTTACATAATTTTTGATGAAATAAATGTCCATTTTTGCCTTAATGGATCCCAACGATATGTCTCTTTTTTGATAAAACCATCACCCCTTATTGTTCTATCTCTAAGTATAGCTGTATTCCCACCCCCATCAATAAATGGGGAGTAAGAAATCGTATGTTTTACCCATTTTCCAAGATCTGTTCCTTCTAAAAATCTCCAAGCTTGACCACCCTTAAATAAAACTTCTCCATTTACTGAACCTGGTCGCCCAATAGGACTGTATCTGGTATCAAATGAGGTTGTTGATGTAAACCCACCAATTCCTCCTGTTTGAGTTGATTGGGTTGATATTTCACTTACTTTTTGTTTAATTGTTTTAAAATTTTCATTAGCAAATGTTAATATATCTTCTATTTGTTCAAGTTTTTTATTTAATTTTACTTCTTGAGGGTTTGATGGTGAGGTAGTTATTCCTTCTGTTTCAGGAAATACATCGTTTGAAGCTTTAACAGGATCGATTATTTTTAATGCCTCATATGCTGAAATTGTTCTATTATATAATTGTTGTATTTCTGGGAGGGATCTATATTGGTTACTTCTTGTCACTCCAAAAAATACAGTACTAACTTTTTTAAGGAATGCTTTTTCTTCTAAACCTGCTTTAATTTTTTGAACCCCATAATTTTCTTCTATTTCAATTTCTTCTAATCTAGATTCATTAGCTAATCTAGCTAATTCTAATGAGTCTGTTTGGTCAATTTGAAATTGAACAGCATCTATTAATACTTGAGTTGATGAACTAAAAGAAAAAGGTGTTACTATTTTTACCCCTTCTCCATTAACTCCAATAGCTCTACGGCTAGGAAATGAAAATTTATTTCCAGCATCATTATCTAATGTAATTGTAAATCCTTTATAAACTATAGGATTATTAGAATTTGGGGATAATCTATTTTCTAATGTTTCATTAGAGTTACCACTATTATTAGGATCATTAGGATTACCACTATTAGGATTACCATTATTAGGATTACCATTATTAGGATTATCCGTATTATTACTACTTCCAGTATTATCTGGAGATGCTAAATCTATACCTAAACTTTGGAAGAATTCTTCTTTTTCTAAATCAGTCATTCCCTCGGTTTCAGCTTCTAAACATCCTACAAGTAACCCATCTAATGTTGCTAATTTTGCATTAACAGTTGCTAATGTTTTTGTTATAATTTCTAATGATGGAGCTATTTGTGAAGTTACACCACCAAATTCTTTAAGTAAAACCCCTAAAAGATCTAAAGTATCTGAAAATCCATTAATAACATTAAGTGGGATACCTACACCGGGGGGTACTGAAGATGGGACTGGAAGTGCTTTGATTAAAGTCACTCCAGCTTTAACTCCTTTTACTATACCATCTATAGTACTACCTGTACTGCTTAAAGATGTTAATGATGTTTCAATTTGTGTAACAGCTTGTGATAATTGATTTTTTTGTTTTATTATTTGGTCTAATTCTGATTTGGGGGGACATGCATCCTCAAATTTAGCTATAATAGGATCTATAGCCAACTCAAACTTTACAGCTGATTTAACTGCATTTTTTACTAAAAGTGCTACTATTCCTCCAAATCCCATTATATCGTTTTATTTTGTTTAGAAAGTAAAGTATTTAATTGTGCTTTATAACTAGTAAGTAATGTTTGGGATGCAATTGCTTGAGCATTTAATGGGGCAAAAGGTGCACCTGGGGGTAATGAAACTAAAGCACTTAATTGAGTATTAATAGCATTCATTTCATCTATTAATTTACCCATAAGTTCAATTGTTTTATTCCCCAACATTAAAGCTTCAGTAGCATCTTTACTACCTAATAATACAGAACTCGCGTCTACTATATGTTCTTCAGTGTCTATATTTACGCTATCTACAGCATTCATGTTAATCGACGTAGCTGAAGAAAGCATGATATGATCCGTTTTACTATTAAGTAATATACGATCAGAATTAGCTATAACTTGTGTACCTACATATTGATCTGGTGTATCTGGTGGAGATGAATATGAATTGTAATTTGAACTTGCTACTTCGATTGGGATTTGTTGTGTAGAAGTCATCCAAATAGATGATAAATCTTTATTTATATCTTCTACTACAGGAACCCAACCGTCGGGATTATTATCTGGATCTTCACCATTACGTAAAATAGTAATTGGGTCACCATTTTCACCAGTTTCAGACCAATCATTTACTGATCCTGATACTGTTGAACTAAATCTTATACTATTACCCCATCTACCTTCATGTATTACATCACCTTCAAAAGGTAATAATGGGTTTATGTTTGATCTTTCTACAAAGGTAGAACCTAAATTTATTTCAGTACTACCATCTTCAATTCTCCTAACATTACCAGCTTCAGTTTGAGTATAATCTGCTTTTTGGTTTTCTTCTAAAGTTAAACCATTAGGCAAAGCATTGTGATGTTGGCTATTCCAAACATTTACGGTATTTAAATAATAATTATTTGCACTGCTTCCTCCTAATTGACTGTTTGGATCAGGTAATGGAAAAATAAATACTATTTCATTTATAAGAGGTAATTGTTTAATATTAGATTGGGCTGGTTTTGCTTTATTTTCTGAGGTTTGTGTTCCAAAAACTGGATCATTTACTGAAATATAAAATATGGTGCCTAAACCATTCCAACCCCCAACCTCATCAAATTTAGGGTGGGTATCATCTAAAACTATGTCTACAACTCTAACAGGAATTAAAGTAGTACCACCACCACCAACTCCACCACCCATTCCTGGGCTTTGGATATCATCCCCTAAAGCTGAAAGACCATACCTAACATCCATTATTTTTTATTTTTATCAGCGATTTTATTTATTTCAGATAAAAGTTGATCTTTTTCTTCTTGTGAAATTCCAAAACTTTCATCCCCATTGGCTTCAGCTTGTAAAGCACGTTGGACTATAGTAGTCATTCTAATAAGTAAATCATCATTTTTAACCCCAATATCCATATATTCTTTTATAAGGGGTACTATAAGAGTTGCATCTCCTATATCTGAAATAAGTGGTTTTAATTCGGTTATTAATGCACCGATTTGTCCTTCTTTTTTCTTTTGGTTATTATAAATTTCTTCAAGAAGATCCGAAAATTTTTTCTTTCCAAATACTATTTTATCTAATTGTGACATAATACATACATTCTAGTTTATTATAAATATTAAAACTAAAAGTTTGTATATCCGTGTTCTAAATAAAATGTATAGTTCTTTTTAAAGATAGCATATAATTTATCTGCTATTTTTGTAATTTTAGGAGTTTTTACATTAACTTGTTCTCGAATAAAAATATACAATGCTTTTTTATTAAATATTTCAATGTTTTCTCTTTTTCGAAATAATTCTAATATGGCATCTGCTATTTTAGCATCAATTTCTTTAGGAAATAATTCATAAATATTTTCAGTAACATATTCTACAAACTCCTCAATATAATCTGAAAGTGGATCTCTAGCATCATCTAATGATGGGGTGTAAGAATGATTTGGATCATCTAATAAACTTTCATATGGAGATTTTTCTACCCTTTTTTTATAATTTTTTTGGTTTGATAAAATTAAATATCTTTTTACGATAGTTCCAAAATAAGAATATGCTTTAGCCCCTCTAGATGGGTCAAATAAATGAATTTTTGATAATAAGAATGTAATTACTTCATGTTGTAAATGTTCAATTTCATCTACTTCTGTATAGTAAAATTTAAATGTGTGGATTATATTTTCTGTAAGTTTAAAGAAAGGATAATGAATTTCTGTTTCATATATCTTACTTCTTATTTCGTCCTGGGTGTCAGAATCAAAACTATTATATTTAACAATAGCATCTTCTGTCTCTTGAGTAAAATAATTTTTTGATTTAGGTCTTCTCTTTTTCTTTCTTATAATTGAATCCATTATACGTCTTTAATTCTAAATTCATTTAAAATCATTTGTAGTTTTTGAATTTCTTTAAAAAACCATCCAATCTCATCATCTGATTTGAATAATCCCTTCTCATCAATTACCTGTAGGCGCTTATCTGATTCTTCAATGGCAGTGGTTAATTTATTTAAATATTTCATATATTCTACTAAAATATCCTCTTGTTTTTCATTCTTACGCATTAAGTTAAAAGTCGTAAATCCAAGAAGTACGACTATAACTGAGAGTATTGATATTGTTATTGTTGTTATCATAATTTATCAAATAAATTTTTCAACCCTTCACTTTTTATTGACCCTAAAGCCTTATTTTTTGTAGAAGCTATGTGTTGTTTTTTATTATTAGCACCCAATGTAAAATTACTCTTGCTAGTATCCAAGTTATTCTTAAATTTAGGTAACCATTCAATCTCAAACTCAATTCTCGCTGCCATCATATCTGCCTGATGTAATATAAATGGTAGTGAAGTTCTTGGTTTAGTTTCTGGCATAAATGATTTTAAATACTTTTCATTTGCTGGATCATATAAACCATCATGTGTTTGAATAGCCATCATTTCATTAAATGTATATTTAACATCATGTTCCTGGAGTAAAAATAATCCTCTATCTGGGACAGCAGCAAACGCAATAGCTTTATTGTGCATATATTCTTCACCTAATTTCTCTCTTCTCCATTTATCAGTCTGGGGTATGTAAGATTCATGTTCCGAATCACCCATTTTACCTAAATCATGGTTAATAGCTGAGAATACTAATTCTTCAGTGGTAAATGTATCCATATTAGCACCAAAACCTTCCCAAACAGCAGATATTGATAAAGCAGCTTTAACTACTCTATTAACATGGTCAACATAACCACCAGGAAAGGCAGAATGATATTCTTTTTTATGTGAGGCAGGCATAAGAGAAATACGATCTTCAAATTTCTCATAGAATGCTTTTAATTGTTCTTTACGTGGAGATGAAATATAAGTATCAATATTACTCATAAATTCAACCCAATTCATTTGGATTTGTTCTGCTGTTAGCTTCATAACTTTTATTTATTTAATTATCGTGTTTTATTAATTTCTCCCGGAGAACGTTCTTCTCTGTCAACGTATGATTGGATTTCTCCTATAATTTCTTTTGCACTTTCAATTACTTGAAGAAATTCTCTAACGGGCTGTTGATGGTTAACAGCATTTTCTAATTGTTTTAATTTGGCCTCTAGAACTAATGTCTTATCCAAAACTATGTTACGATATCTCATATTATTTATTTATATTAATGTTTAATGTTTTAAACCTCCGGTATCCTTATACCCCTTATTCCCTATCTCTTATCTCTCTTTCCTTTTTTCTAAACCTGTATCTCCAAGATAATAGAAGGGGAGGTGGTATCCAAGTTTAAATTAAAAAAAAGTTCATTGCTGTTTCTATCTTATGAAGATGAGCACATTTTTCATATTCTTCTAATTTTTGGAAGAAATTTATAGCTAATTTAAAAGCTGTAAGTGATTCTTGAGAGGAATATTTTTTAAGTATATCAAAACTTTCGGCATCTTTTAGGTCAAAATCTTCGATAAATTCCCATGCTTTAACGTATACAATGTATTCACTTGCGTTTTTCACATCGTCCACATCAAAATCTTCATCTGCACGTCTAACCAAATTAATTAAACTTTCATTAAATGATAAATGATTAAATATAAGTTTTTTAAACATTCCTAATTTAAAAGCAGGGGAATCTCTTACCTGAGATAATTGGCTAGCAATTTCAGCTTTCTCAATTAAAGGGGTATCTTCATTAACCCTATCAAAAAGTTTAAATATTTTTTTAGGATCAATCATTAATTTCACTCCCCACTAATTGAAGGTATGCCTTTTCAGCTGCCTCCCCTTTATTAATTGATGGGTTAGATTCTATTATAGATGCTGTAATTTGTTGCCATTCTTCGAATTTCCCTAGGGAATGTGCTTCTTGACCTGATTCTTCATATAACTTATAATCATGTTCCATTTTAATAATTTTAGCAAAAAATTTTTTAGTATGTGTTAATAAATATTAATACTCTGATTGGAGATTACCATCAGTTATCTTTCTAGTATTGGTAATACGATTATTATCAATTTTGGTTAATAAATCATCATTAAGTCTATTCATTTCATTATAGATATTTGCAATATTACCTCTATAATTTTTATCTATTTCACCAATAGCATTACTTGAAGAATTAGAACAATCTAATAGTTTTTTATCTATTTCTAATAAATGTTCGTCAAGGAAATGATTAATAATTTTTTCAACATCTTTTTTAGTAATATCATTTGATCTGATATTATTTACTACTTTATTTAAATTTTGAATTTGTTTTTCCTGGTTTTTTAATTTATTTACTAATTTCCAAACTGAATATCCAAATAATAGACAAACTAAAATAATTTTTACAATGTTAAATACTTCCATAATTTTTAATTTTAATTATTAATATAAATAGAAAAAGGGTGATAGCCAAGCTATCCCCTTTAGAGAAAAAATACATTACATACTTGTGAACCCAATAGGAGTCGAACCTATAACCGTCGCCTTAGAAGGGCGATGCTCTATCCAATTGAGCTATGAGTCCGTAAGTTGTACTACTGGCGAGAATCGAACTCGCACGAACATTACTGTTCAAGGGATTTTAAGTCCCTCGTGTCTACCTATTCCACCACAGTAGCAAATTAAGGAGGGCTTCACTCTTTAGCCGGCTTTCACACTCAGAGTCCCTACCTAAAGCTTTATGCAATCCGTCGATTGTACTTTAGGATTTTACGTTTTACTCCCTCCTATTTACTTAGAGTTAATCAAGTTCTTTAAGTGCCTTTTCAACAGATTCAATGTCTATCTGGAGTTGAGCATACTCATCAACAACACTTTTAGCATCAGGATTATTAGGATGATAACCCCAAGTTTTTTGTTGTAATCCAACTAAAAATGCTAATTCATTTACCAATTCTACTTTTAAATCTTTATTTTTTGCCATAACTTATTATTTATTTGTATATAATATACGAAAAAATTTTTAAATATCCCAATCTTCTACTGCAATTTGTAAAGCAAGTAATGGAGAAGATTTAGGATATTCTTTCATTTCCTTTAATGCTGTGTAAATAACTTCTACTAACAACCCCTGATCTTCAGCTCGTGTTATACATTCAACAATATCAAGCATTTCTTCACTTGTTGACTTTTCTAAAAAATGTTCTTTTACTGGATTCATATGTTTATTAATTTAATGAAAATGTGTGTTTATTGTGATTAATAGTGTATAATTCACCATCATAATCTTCTAACATATCCTCTAATGCTTGATTATAACCGCGCATATATACACGCTCTTCTTCTGTATATTCTCGAGAAGGCATCAACATTTCTAGTCGATTATCTTCAATAGTTGCTAGTAAAGTTTCTTTAAATGTCATTATTCTTTTAAACTATGGATTAATGATTTAATAGTACCTTGTAGAAATCCTACAATTTGAGCTCGTGGTTTATCTTCATCCCACATTTTTTCTGATTCATCTAAATTCTCTTGAAGATAGTTAATGATGAATTGTTTTTCTTTTTTATTCATAACTTTTATTTATTTGTATAAAATCCTTTTAAAAAAGAAGAGGCGAGGTTTAATTGACTAACTTTAGCCAGCATTCTCCTTCTATTATTTTGTACACCACAAATATTATCCCCATCTTTATACCAAACCAATTCCCAAATTCCAGGCTTAGCGATAATAGTAACTTTATCACCTAATTTAAATTTAGATGTTTGTTTTGTTCTTCCTCGTTTAGCCATAACTTTTATTTTAAACTGTCCCAAAGTAACTGTAATCTTTGTTCAAGCACTACAGCAAAATCATAATCTTCAGATCCTCGGATTTCATAACAATCAATTTGACCACCATAACTTAAACCACTTAGGTCAAATGCCATACCATTTTCCATTGTTATGGTCCACCTACCACCCATTTCACCATCAATTTGGGTTCCTGGGTATTTTTCACATACTATTGTAAAAAATTGCTCTCTGTGGAGTTTTTGTATTTCTCTTTTTGTCATAACCTTAATTCCTTTATACCATGAATATACGAACAAATCCTTGGGGAGCCAAGTCCTTGCGCAGAAGTCGTTTATTTTCCTTTAAAATATTTAACTAATATATGGGCTGATTTATAGTTAGTTGCAAGTGGGGTTAAATGGACATCACATAAACGCATAAGCATTGAAATATCAACATCATGTGGGTGTTTATCAAGTGGATCTCTAAAAAATATAACCCCATCAATTTCACCCTTTGTTACCATTGCTCCTATTTCAGCGTCTCCTCCTAAAGGACCACTTGCAACTCTTTCTACTTTATCAATCCCAGCATGGGTAATTACATTTCCAGTAGTTCCAGTTGCTACTATTTGAACATTATCACGTTTAAAAAAATCTAAACGTTTCATTACAAAAGAAACCATATCGGCTTTCTTCCCATCATGTGCTATAAGTGCTAATTTCATATTTTTTTGTTATTAAATTGATGTTGGTCTACCGCAATGAATCATTGCTTTGATACGCTCTTGCTCTAACCAAGCAAGGTGTTTAAAGAATCGTCTAATTGCTTTCATTCTTATTCATTATAATTGTTTGTAAGTAATGTCAATAAAATACTCACCTCTGTAGGATTAGTAAATCTAATCTCCGGAGATTCAAATACATCAACAAACCACTCATCATTCTCAACCTCATCACTTGCTGGTGAGATTAAACAAAAGCTACCTACATCGTAGGTGTAGTAGTGAAAATCATTTGGTGCTCCAAAATTCTCAGCTGTCTCATCAGTACGAGTGAAGTCTAAGTTAATTAATTCTTTTTCAGTCATTATTCAAATTTTATATCATTTTCAAACATAATTTCACGGAGATGGTCTCTACACTTCTCAAATGTCTCATACTTGTCCTCACTATATTCTTCATCGGGCATATACTTGTATTGTGCTCTTAACCATTGGTCCATTTCCCAAAGTACTGAATGCATTTTGGAACCATTGGTTGCCATTTCAAATTCAATATGATCTTCTGGTAGGTTAAATTTTAAGATAGCTTCCATAATTCGTAAGTACTGTTTCCTGTTTTAAATTTAATGTAATCATCCCTCTGTTCCACAATTTCTGTTATCGTTGTGGTTTGCCATGTGAATGATTGATTGAACGGTGACATAAGTAAACTTCTACCAATTGCACCTTCTTCAAATTGTTCTTTAAAACTACCATCTTCATTCCACTCTAACCATTTAATACCTTTGGATTGTTTTGTTAATCCATCTCGCTCTCTTACAAGCTTCCAATTAAATTCAGTATCACCTATTGTTAATGGTATTTTAGTTTGTTCTAGTTTGCTCATATAAATTCTATTTCATTTGTTTCTTTATTCCAATCAATGGTCATTGGTTTATTTACGTAACGGTAACTATTATTCAAAACCGAAGCATTGAAAAAATGAGTATGACCATCAAATTTATAAC